ATGTTCGTAGAACTGGTTTATGACAAGCGAAATGTAGAGGGGCTCGAAGGGGCCAGAGAGATCATACTGGCCGAGCTGACGAAGCGGGTGCACCAGATTTTCCCGGATGCAGAAGTGAAAGTTAAGCCGATGCAGACTAACGCGCTAAACAGCAACTGCACGAAAACAGAGAAAGAACGGCTTAATCGTATGCTTGAAGAGATGTTTGAAGAATCTGATATGTGGCTGGTTGAGGAGTAATCCGGCATGGGCAACATCATCATTTCAGGCGTCAGGATCTACTTCCCTAAGCCAGGAGAGAGGCTTCCACAGCCTCCAGATAACATGCCTACTTTTGCAATCCGGGGAACTGTTGATTCCCGTTACTGCCTTCTAGGTTTCCTGCAGAATTCGTGGATGGCGTTGTCCCTTCCTGAGTTTGAGCATTCAGGTAAAGCCATAATGGCTGCGGTCAGGCAGGGTAAAAAATTATGACGATAACCTGTATCGCCAGATACCGGGTTTGCTAAACTTGTTGCCGATCACCAGGCATGAACACCTGTGATTACCTCGCCCGGTTTCTCTTGCATAAGATTGCCGGGTGCTAGGGTCCCGATTTTTTCATCATTATTTGTCATTTCGTTACAACTTCATCTAGGGTACTTTTCGGCTGCTCATCCCGCTGTATCGCGGTGCTGACGATTTCATCATATTCATTTTCCGAAATTTCTTTGGCAGTAGCCGGAATTACCGTTGATATCCCTTTAATATACATTGCACCTGTCGAATCGTCATAATAATACATATCAAGCTCCTGTAAGCATAATGTGAATGTAAGGAACCCACCCTGTTACTGGCGTGGTTACTGAAACCGTAAGTGTCGTTTTACTTATACTAGAACCAGAATCATCATCTCTTCTGACTCTTACAAACGCCGGAATCTCTGATTTTTGTTTTCCGAAGGTAGAGCCAACCAATGTTGCAACTGCACTTCCTATGCCAAAATTTAAAGATAGTGGCAAAGTGAAGTGGAAGTAATGAGTATAATATGTTGTATCACCTATTTTTTGCGGATTGTAGTCTCCAATAGCGGTGCCGATTACCATCCATGACTGATAAACAGTATCCCCAACTTTAATGATATCAGTGATTCCAGTTCTGGTTGCTATTCCTATATTCTTCCTTGCTTTATCCTGATCTGCTATCCCAGAAAGATTGTCTTTTTTCATTAATACAGAAGTCGTTAAGGAATTCCACGAAGGGCCATTCCAGGAACTACCATCCGGTAACTTGACGGTAATATCACCGCTCCCGGAAAAAATCTGCTGCCAGTTTTGTTTGTCGTAATTCAGTCCACGCAGGGCTTCAGCACTTTGCGCCACAAGCGCGGCAGTGACCATGTTGAGTGCCACGCGGGGAACGGCTGACCAGGCCGCGCCGGCCTGAGTAGGCCCGGTAAAGTTGCTGACCAGCGTCACCTTGGTATTACTGTCGACCGTTTTCACCGGCAGCGTGTAGGGCACACCGCCCACAGTCGAAACAATGAAATCACCTGCGGCGAGTTCGGTTGCGAATGAGGTTCCGGAACCGCCAACAATAGCGGACCCGTGTGACAGGGTGATAGTTCCTGCAGACATATGCGCTCCTTTCGGGCAATAAAAAACCCCGCCGGGGCGAGGTTTATTCAAAAATGCTTGAGTTACTGGCACGTGGTACTACTGAAAGTGTTTGCGCTAACCCATGACCAGTTAAATGGGTAACCGGCGCGGTATTGGGTCTGGTTATTTTGCTTTCGCACTCCGTAAATCTGGACGATGTTTTCCTGTCCGCCGATTAGGGCCGTTCCGGTACATATGGGTTGCTGCTTCTGAAGAACGCCAGCGCAACCAGAGAGCAATACAGCCACCGCCAGGCAAAAAATCATGTTTTTCATAGTGGTTATATCCCAGGGTATTAACGAAGCTAAACAATATCAAGATGAATCAAAGGGGTATAATTGATTCTGTAGATCAATTTCATAAGATTGATCGCTGAAAACGATCAATCGTACTTGGCGCAGTTAATGGCCATAATCACGTTTCTCAGATTTGAATACGCGACGTTCTGAAGATTTCCGCCGGGCGTTGTTTGTGGTCTGGCGAATATTCGCGTATTGCCTCCCTCAAGTTTTGCCATGCTCTTGTAAATCGCCGAGTAGGGCTGCGGCTGGCCGCCAGCCGATATAACTCCAGTAATTAGACCCAGCATGCAAGGCATACAGGCCCATTTCCCCGCCAGCGTGGTATTGATGTTATAACCTGAACTTGCATCTACTCCGGCAGTACCGAGGGTTACCACATCACTGAGTGTGCGCGTTTCGTTTGTCAAAATAAGCGTCCCTGACGCATCCCAGACGGCCAGCCCGTAGTCTGGCTTTGTCTGTGGGAAAATAGAGAAAAAATAAACGTACGCTGTGCCGGTTGCATTTGGTCTGAGGAAATCAACTGTGATGGTGTTCCCGCTTATCGTCTGGGTGATTTCCACCTCAACAGTGCAATGAACAAAGGCGACAACGGGCTGACCTGAGGGAAATGTGTGCGTCACTTTGGTATTGAAACCCGATGTCCCCTGAAGTTCTGCTGTCTTCCGTGCCTGCAACGAAATAGGCGAACTGTTAGCGGTGACCCATACTTCTCCGGCCGTCGTCGTCAGTAAAACGCCATACTGCGCCATTTATGCCCTCTCTATCTGGAAAATGAGATACGCCGCGGCCGCAGGCTCAGTCCCTGCGGAGTAGTCGGTATCGCCTACTGCCGATACCGTTGCGGTCCCACCTGAAATAGTGATCTTCCTCCGGCTCGTTCCCCACTGATCACCGTTCATGACCTGAAAATAAGTAAGCTTACACCCCGGCGGAAGCACGACTGAGTAAGTGCCTGTTTTCTGGTTCTGAGCCAACTGAAGATATCCACTTACACTGACTGGCTTAATCCCATAGTTGTTCACCCTGCCTGAGGCGTCCCAGGTTTCAACACCGTACTGAGCCATAGCTGTTCATCCTAAAAAAAGAGCCCCGTCTGAGGCCCAATGTTTACCACGTTCCCGTAATTCTCCCGATCTGCACCCTCAACACATTGTTGGCGTCACGCACACTGATTGTCTGGTTTGTCTGTTTCATGGCTCCCTCTCCAGCTGTCGAGCCGTAGTTCTCGAATGTTCCTGATTTATCCAGCCTCCATCCGACAGACCCAGCAACGTAGTTATTGGACTGGATGAAGCCGCCGATTTTGGCATTGGTGATCGTGCCATCCTGAATAAACGCTGAGCTGATAAACACCTGACCGTTTACCACCGCGAACGGCGAATACTGGGTATCACCGCTGCCGCTCATCAGCACGAACTGGTTAGCGTTGAAACCAACCCGGGTCACAACAGGTTTGCCAGCCTCAGCCAGCACGGCAATGGACATCCCGGCGTTATACATCACATCGTTGATGCGAACTCCTGCCTTCAGGGTATAAATCGCCGTGGCGCCGTCCGCATCAACAACTGCGGTCAGCTTATCTTCAAGCGTTGCAGTGACGTCCTCAATTTGCGCCTGTACAGTAGTAGAGAGTTCAGCCATAGCTTTATCAACTTCGGCTATTGTCGTTCTGACAATGAGGATTTCAGCACGGACCTCACCATACTGCGCCCACTGGTGATCAACCGTTGCGTTGTTCGCCAGTGCGTTTTGCAGTGCTGCTTCCAAATCTGTATCAATGTCACTTGTAAGCCGATCGCCATCGGCAGAACTCAGGAAATCATCGGCTATATCACCCAGATAGTCATCGGCGTTATCGTTAGACATGCCGCGAATCCAGTCGGTATACCCTGATTCATTTCCTGTTTTGTCCACCAGCTGCGCGCGGTACCAGAATTCCTGCCCCGCCCTCAGTCCAAGCTGAGTATATTCAGCAGATGGGTAAGGCACGTCTGACAGAAGTAGCGGATCTGAAAAGTCACT